ATCAAGCATTTGTTCTCTAACTTCAACATCGTCAGGAAATGTTGTTGTACATGTAAACCCAAGACGACCATCTATATTTTCACAATAATCTTTACGGTGCATCAAATATTCACGAGTTATGCGACCATTCGAACTGGCACGCGTTCCCCATGCCCAACCTTTACCTAGTTTACGATTATCTTTTTTAAAACATTTATCGCATATAGGTTCACCTATCTTATCGGTGTACAATTCTGTATCTTTACCTACTTTTCGAAAATATGGTTTATTTGCACAAAAAGTTCCATTATACTTTGCGCTTCGCTTATTACAACAACTACATGTTGGCGCTTCAAATAGAGTATCACTTAAATCACCTGTACCAGTATAATAAATTACATCATCTTTAATAATTCTTCCCATAACTAACTTCCTTTTCATATCAAGTTATATTATCACTATACCTGATGCAAACTAAAAAGTCAAGTACTTTTTTTACTTTTTTAAATAAAGTTTTCTACATAGTTTACGAGTACTGCCGTAACTACTGCCGCTATAAAAATATATCCTAACATATTAATCATCCTTCCACATAATTGCTATGAGTAATGCTCCACCTATCCACGCACTCACTAGAGTAGGTGTTCCAAGGGTTGATATCCAATCTAACATTACTGTTCATCCTTCCAAAATATCGCGAGGGCAATACAGACAAACACATAACATGATGCCCATACCTCCATCGGGATACTACTCATTTTTGTCACCCAATAGTATTGCCATATAGATTAATGCCATAAAAGCAATAGTCCATATGATAGTCATTGGTATGACGATACTATCCATCGGTCTTCTCTTCTTCCATCTGTACCGCAACCTTGCGTGCCTCTACAAGTCTTGCAACTCGCAACTTTACAGAACGAGGAACTCCTCCTCCGCTTGAATATTTCTGTGCCCACATATCGAGTTCTTTATCTATGACAGATACACCTCTCATTGCGGCATCAGTTGTTCTTCTTAATTTTCTATTCATCTTCTTCTCTCCCATAGTGGTCATGAACATGTAGTTGTATTAACGCATAGTGAAGTACCTTCATTATGTCATCACGATTGTAACCATTCTTGTTACCATAGCGTTGGGCATACTTCATAATATTACCGATACAGAAACCATCTCCATGACCTCCGTCGATAATAAACTCAGTTGCCTGAAACTTGTTCTTAGAATAGTGTTGGTCATATGTATCATCTACATAGTTCCATAAGTCAGCAAGGTTCAAGTCCTCACTGTATTTGTATTTTGGATTACCTTCTCTCATACATCCCCCTCTTCTGTGATAACAAGTTCACCTATAAGAATACACTCACTATCATCAATATAGAAACCTTCTTTTTCTTCTAAGAAACTATATCGGTCTTCATCCCAACCTTCTATTAAACGTGTCTGCTCATCTTCAGAGATGCTTTCTCCACCAAAGATTAAATCCTCTGAGATACCGTCCCAAGTTTCAACAAATTCATATTCTTCAAATTCCTGTGGATAAAACTCATCGCCATCTGTATTATTAATAGCGTCAGTGAGCATTTCAACTTCATCTTCATTTAAAGGGGTAATGACGCATGAACCACTTCTCCAAAGTGTTGATAATTCAACTATAACGCCTTTATCGTTTCTGAAAAATTCGTTATCTATCCAAGACTTTTTCCACCTTGGAGAAACCGAGTAACTTTTATTCATTTCAATTTTCATAATATAAACCTTTCATAATATAACCCTATTATATACTAAACAAACCTATAAGTCAAGACGTTTTCTTAAAAAAGATGAAGAATAACCATGCCTTCTTTTATTATAATATATTTCAATGCCTTGTTCGATACAATACTCTTTGGCAGTAAAGTCTTTAGGTTCATACTCCTCACCTATAATTCTAACATCAGGATGAATAAGAGCAATTAATTGACAGAGTTCTTCTTCTGTAGTATAGGGTATTATCTCATCAACATACTTAACAGCGTCAAGTTGGATATGCCTTTCACTTACATTTTGAATGGGTTTGTTTTTCTCAGGTCTGTCAATCGTAGGGTCAGTCTGTAACCCACAGATAAGATAGTCGCATTGACTCTTTGCTTCTTGTAGCATAGAGATATGCCCTGCGTGTAATAAGTCAAAAGACGATGCCGTAAATCCTACTCGCATAATGCTTTAACCACGTCAGGGAAATGAACACCAATTATATTCCAACACCTTTCGGCGACCTCCATATGTTCCTTCTGAGTCCCATGACCTCTTCTCAGTTCACAATAATGTATCCAAGACCTTAAAGTACCAGACATATACAGAGTTGATTCGGTAAGTCCTTCAGGTAGCAATGCTCTTGCCTGTTCTTTTGCGACACCTCTTCCAAGTGCATCACGATAAGATTGTTCAGCATTCTTTGCGATTTCTTTTTGTTCCATACTCCACCATTCCTTCAACGACCTATCGTCTGTCGTATTAGAGTTCTGTCGGTTCTTCGTATCTTGTGTACGACACTCTCGGTCAGTAATAAACACTGTTGCCTCAGCATACCTTTGAGAAAACTCTTGGAATGAAAACGAGCGATGCCTTAATATCTGCCTAGCGATATCTCTAGTTGTTTTAATTTCAAGTGTCATATGAACCATCTCAAAAGGTGACCAGTGATTTTCCTTTATGAGATACCTAAGAAGTTTAGGTGCGGTTGCCGTATTCTTTTGATTGGCAGGATTACTTACCCTCGCAGTGTAGGCAATCAAATCACTAGCAGTAAAACATTCTGTCGAAGCAGAGGGTTTACTTAATGCTATTAGGTTTACTTCACATGTCATCTTTTATTTTTTCCTTCCATAATGTTTTCCATATCTTGTTCTGTTAAATATTTCATATCTCTCAGGAGTTCTATCGTACCCTTGATTGAGTCAAGTCGATGATAGGATTCTCCTACAAACCAACCCACCACAAATCCAGTGAGTGTCCATCCTGCCATTATTAATATTAAATTAGTATCCATTTCTTACTCCATCTTAAAATCTTTGAACTTGTTTAGTTGTTCATTCATATTAGTTTTATCGAATGCTGGTGTATCTGGGACAGTTGTAGTACCACCCACGATATCTTGATTATCGGTATCATCACTCAGTCTCATCTTAGCACGTTCAATCTTCAAGGTAAATCTCTGATATGCGGTAGGGTCATTGTATCTGTTCTTCAGTTGCTTCACCATCACTTTACCCATAGAAGCAAGTTCATCATTAGATATCAATGCGAACATCAGGTCTGCTGTAGCAGGTAAACCAAATGATTCCGAGGTATCCTCAAGACCCAAGTCATCATTACTAAAACCACTACGAGTAGTTTGAGTCGCAGACATAATAGGGACATTGAACTCAACCGCAAGTCCTCTTAGTTCTTCCGCAATACTCTTGATGTAAGTATAAGAATTAATAGAACCACCCATACCTTTCATTCTACTAGAAGCACAGATATTCAGATAGTCAATAAAGATAATCTCAGGGACAAAGTTTTTCTTGAGTTTCATCTCATTTAATAACGCACGAAAGTGAGAGGTATGTGCTTGACCTGTAGGATACTCCTTAATGATAAGTTTACCTTCTGTTTTACTTCTAAGTTTAGATACCTTGTCGGTGAACATATCTTTAGATAGATGTTCTAATTGATCAATAGGAATATTCAATAAGTTCGCATCGATACGTTCAGCAATACGTTCTTCTGCCATCTCCATAGTAATATATAATACATTACGACCTTGAGATAATGCCGCTGCTGCTTGGTGACACATAAACAGAGACTTACCAACCCCTGTACCCGCAAGACATATATTCAGTGTCTTGTTAGGGAGACCACCTTTAGTAATTCTGTTAAAGAGGTCTAGGTCAAATGGTACACGTTCTTCTTGTTCATGATAGAAAGCATATCGTTCTTCTACATCCTGTAAATAATCATGACCGATATTAGTATCAAAGGATACACCAAGTGCTTTACTCAGGATATCGGGAATACCATTCTTCTGTAGTGTAGCATGTTTACCATCGATAATAGAAATACTTTCCATAACGGCATTGAATACTGCTCGGTCTTGACACCACTTCTCAGTGCGTTCAACTAACCAATCAAGGTTTTCCTGCTCCGGCGTGAAGATATTAGGAAGGAGTTCAACCGCATTACGAAACTGCTCATCTGACAGAGTGTTGTTCTCTTCAAGTTCAATCTTGAATGACTCTAGCGAGGGGAGTTTATTATACTTAGCAACAAACGAGGCAACCTCTTTAAACAAACCTTTATATACACCATCAAAATATTCAGGTGCCACAAAAGGTAAAACCTTTCTTGTAAAAGGTTCATTAGTTAAGAGGTTTCGTAGTATCGTTTGTTCTAAGTTAATATTCATTCCTGTTCCAGTTCTTTTCTAACGTGCTCGCTCATTAATACTTCATCAGTATTATTATCACGCGCAATAAGTGTTCCGTCAGATACTGCTGTATCTAATATTGACTCTAGTATTCTACCTGAATATTCCTGTAAAGTCAAGTCATTTACAGATAAATCTGGGTCAGGAGACGAAATAATTTGGAAGTTGAACGATAACTTTCCATCTTTATCGTTCTTATCTTCTCCTACAAACTCTATAGCGCCATAAGATATTATAGTCTCAGGAAACTCTTCGAGTATACGAACATTCCAAAGGTTTTCTTCTTCAGCTGGAACGATATCATAATGAACTCTTTCAGATAATCTATCTAAAATATTAGTCGACTTCTGCATTTACAATCTCCTCCATGTCAATCTTCTGAGCAAGACCTATCGAATATTGTGCCTTGATAAACTCGGCGAAGTCAGTA